AGCTCCACAGAAATTTTATTCTGCTAAGACTGAACAAGGAATGGCAGTTCAAGTTGAAGGTGAGTTGGAATTGGGTGCTCCGATTTATATTTCTACAGAAGAAGGAATGATTCCTGCACCAGATGGTGTTCATAAGCTTGACGATGGTTCTGAAATTGAAGTTTCTGATGGTAAGATTTCCAAGATCAAGATGGGTGATATGGAAGTTGAAAAAGAAAAAGAAGAAGCGGATATTAAAGACGAAGATATGTCAGCGGTTGAAAAGTTTGGTGATGTCAAGTTGAAAAATGGTTCAATCATGAGAGTTGGTGGCGATATGCCAGCAATAGGTCTTCAAGTAAAGAAGGTTGAATATGATGGAAACTTATCAGCAATGACTGATGGTGTCTACGAAACAGAAGATGGTAAATCCATCTCAATTGTTGGTGGAGCTATTGACGGAATCCAATCCCAAAAAGACAAGGAAGCACAGGGTAAATTCACAATTGCTGAATCAGCTGAAGGTGCTAAATTGGAATCTCCAACATTTGATGTTGGTGAGAAAGTTGAAGTTCTTGGTGAAGATGGTGCTAAGTCACCAGCTCCTGATGGAGAACACCAAGTAGTATTAAAAGACGAAAGTGGAAACGAGAACAAAATCAGATTTGTAACCAAAGACGGCGTTATTACCGAAAGGTCCAATGTTGAAGAGGAGAAAATGTCTGAGGAAAAGATCGCTGAAATTTTCGCAATGGCTCTTAGAAAATTGGAAGATAAGATTGATTTAATCTCAACAAAAAATGCTGAGTTGGAATCAAAATTTCAGAAGTTTTCAAAAGAACCAGCAGGTGAAAAGGTGTATAACCAAAAAACCATAACAGAAAAAACTTTTGAATCAGACAACAAGTTTGAAAGATTCAAAAAGATGAAAGAAGTGCTTTCATCAAAATAAAACTAAAATAAAAACTATATCAAAATGAAATCTAAAGGATTATCAAGACAGAAATTTTCATACGATTTAGCGGGTCTATCAGCATATGTTGATCAATTGTCTCCAGACATTATCTCAGAAGCGGTATTGAGTCCTCAAACGATGAAATATGTAAATGTGATTCCTGGTATCAAGGGCACACAAAATGTTAACCTACTTTCTGAAACTTTGGAAGTTCAAACTGGAACTTCTTGTGGTTGGACAAATAGTGGTGACACAACTTTCACTGTAGTTCCAGTAACAGTTCAGGCTTTGAAAGTGAATCAAAGTCTTTGCTTGGAAGAGCTAAACACGCTATGGTTGGGTCAGTATCTTTCTGATGGATCATACAATACTGAAGCTCCATTTGAAAACGCGATCGTAGAATTACAAACTAAACAAATAAAAAGATATAATGAAAACCTATTATGGGGTGCTTCTTCAGCTTCTTCATCTTTCTCAGGTTTCATTGAGCTTTTGGATAACACAGCTGGTGTTGTTAAATTGACAGGTGCTACTGCACTTTGTTCTGTTACAGGAACTTCAATTCAAGACAAAGCTGAGAAAGTTCTTGAGCAGATTGATAATATCATTGAAGAGTTGGATGACAACATCTATGGTAGAGATGACTTGGTTATTTTCATGTCTCAAAGACAGTTCAAGTGCTATTTGAAGAGTATCAGACAAGTTAATAACTTCCATTTCAGTGAACCAACATTGGGTCAAGTTTATGAAACATTCCACCCTCAAACTAACATCAAGGTTGTAGGCGTTTCTGGATTGGATGCAGCTTCAAGTGATCTTATCGCTTGTGGACCTCAACAATATTTCATGGCTGGAACTGACTTAATGTCAGACGAAGATTCCTTCAGAGCTTGGTTCAGCGTTGATTTTCAAGAAGTTAGAATAATGTCCGCATGGAAAATCGGTTCCGCTATCGCGTTTCCTCAGTTCTTTGTGACTAACGGTCTGTAATTTTGTCAGATAAAAAAATAAATGATGGAGGGGAGAAATCCTCTCCATTATCAAACTAATAAACTAGAAATTTTAAATCATATAAAATGGCTTGTAATTTAACAGCTGGAATCGTTCTTGATTGTAGAGACAATGTCGGTGGTATAAAAACTATGTGGATCACAGATTGGGATAATATTACCTCAATCACAAAAACATCTACTGGTGCTACTGCTGATACTATCACAGCAATTTCAGGAACAGGAACTTTCTACGAATACCAACTTATCAGAACTACATCATCTTATACTTCAACTGTAAATGCTTCACTTGAAGCGGGAACAGTTTTTTATAGCGATGAGCTAGTTTCATACTTTAATAAAATGGAGCAGGCGAAAAGAAATATCTTAAAAACATTGGCTCAATCTCAAAGATTAGCTATCGTGTTTGAAGATAACAACGGAGACTACTTCTTCATGGGAGAGACTTATGGTTCTTTCGTAACTGCAGGAACAATCGTTTCAGGATTAGGTCTTGGTGACGCTAATGGATATAACATCACATTTGGTGCACTTGAACCATATCCTGCGAATCAATTGTCAGGTTCTTTGGCTTCAATAGCTCAAGGTATCTCAGTTCAATAATTCCTTATTAAAATAAACACGGGGAGATTAATTTCTCCCTGTGTTATATTTATTACCATGCTAATAATCAAAACCAATCAACAGAATACATTGGTGGTAACAGTATCACAAAATGCTGAATTACCGAATCCACAATGGTTATTTTCTTTCGTTCACATCTTTACAAAACAAAAGGTTAATTTCATTTTACCTAATGTATCATCATATCAAAATCGTTATGATGAGTTTGTATTTGTTGAAGGACAGGGAGCAGGTCAGATTGCCTTCCCTTTTGAAGGTCAGTATACCTATACCGTAAGTGAGCAAATAGCACAGATTCCACCAAATACTGATCCTGCATTAGCCTATAATGTTGTTGAGACAGGTATAGCTCTTGTGATCGCAACTTCTGCTGATACAACAAATGATTATTATGTAGAGTTCATATCTTCAAATGAGGATAACTCAAACTACTTGTTTGCTCCTGATGAATTGAATCCTCCATCACCAACTCCATCAGTTACAGCAACACAAACTCAAACTCCTTTCGTTACACCGACAACAACCCCTACGACAACTCCTACCCCAAGTGTTACTCAAACTAATACTGGAACTCCAACGCAAACACCTACAAATACTCAGACAAATACTCCTACGGGAACAGGAACTCCTACGCCCACACCAAGTGTTACTCCAACGAATACTCCAACAGGAACGCCAACTAACACCCCAACTTCTAGTGCCACACCAACAGTAACACCTACGAATACTGAAACGCCAACACAAACACCATCAAATACTCCAACTCAAACGAACACAGCTACACCATCAATGACACCTACTCAGACGAATACTCCAACTGTATCTCCAACAACAACGAATACACCAACAGTATCCCCAACACCGAGTTCCACTCCTATTGTTACTGATGCTGATGCGATTGCTTATTTGAATGCTGTTGTGGATGCTGGTGGATCTGTGAATACAACACAATCGGGAGCAACAAATACATTATTCACATCACTGAAAAGCAATAGTCTTTATTCAAAGATTACAGCTATGTATCCGTTCTTAGGTGGAACAGCAGGAGCACATAAGTTCAATGCCATCAATCCTCTTGATACCGATGGTGCATACAGATTGACATTCAATGGTGGATGGACACATAACGCATCAGGAGCCACATCAAATGGTTCAACTGGTTATGCCGACACATTCTTATCAGGTGGAACTGTATCACCAATCAATAACCACTTATCTGTGTATATGTTGAATAACACAGTCTATACTGGCACTGGTAAAAACTATATTGGAGTATCAACCCCTGGTGGAACATATTTCAGTATTGGTCAAGAAGGAACTCCACGATATTATTATGGAACAGAAACTGCTGGTATCACCTCAAGTGGAACACCACAACCACAAGGTTATAATTTGATTACAACCACAGCCACAACATTCCAAAACTTGTATAGAAATGGTGTTGTTGCCCAAACCAATAATGGAGCAACGACAGGAGCCACAACATCTTCTGTGATAATTGGAGCGTTAAATAACAGTGGAACAATAATTCAATATTATGACAACCAATATGCATTCGCAACAATTGGAACTGGTCTTGGATTTACAGAACAACAAACATTGTATAATATTATTCAAACTTATCAAACAAGTTTGGGACGAAATGTATAAGATATGAGTAAAGTAGGCGTTTTAACAATATGGGAAAGAGACAATTTATCAGGTAAGACTTATGCTGATAATTGTTATTATAATCCCGTTCAGGATCTCAATGGGAATTGGGTAATATCTGAAGAAGAAATAAATCAAACAACAGATCCAAATTATGCATGGGTTAGATCACTTCCAAGAATTGACTTCCAAAGTCAGGTATGGAATTTCCCCGTAGGTGATTAAAGGATCAATATATTATATTTATTAGTATGACCGAAGATAAAAAACCAAGTAATCCAATTGATGTATTTGAGTTTGCTGTAGCCAAAGTTCCAATCATTGAAGAGAACTTATTAATCAATACAAGAACGCCATGGGTCTTCTATGGTCCTTCAAATCTCGCACCTCAGGAACTTATTAGATTATTCAATTCAAGTCCCACACATAGAGCGGCATTAAATTCAAAGTGGTTTGGCGTAAGAGGGGAATCCTTGAGTATCAAAGAAGGTGATAATACAAGATTACTGATGGCTAATCCTATGGGTGATAACATATATGATATATGGCAGAAAGCTTCTTTGGACTTCCTGCTTTACGGATGCGTGTCCCTGAATGTTGTTTGGAGAAAAAATCGTGATGCTGGTTTTGATTTATATTATATGGACGCATCAAAACTAAGAGCAGGTAGAACAGACATGCATGATAGAATAAATGATTATTACTATTCTGCTGATTGGGTTAATCCGAAGAAGGCACCTTTCATTCCAAGAAGAATACCAGCATTTGATGTAAGAACAGAAGAGCCAAGTCAGGTGTTTTACTATACTACACATAGCGTTGGTAATCAATACTATGCAACACCCAGCTATTGGGGAGCTGCAACTGCCATTTCTACAGAAGTGGAGATATACAATTATTGGTATAACTCCATTTGTAACAACTTACAACCATCATTATTCGTTAGTATAAACTCAGGAATTCCAGGACCAGAAGAGCGTGAGGATATTTATAACACATTGGTTTCCAAGTATTCATCAAGTAATAATCCATCAAAACTTCTACTAACCTTTGCAAATTCAAAGGAAGAAGCTCCTGAGGTTACAATGATTCAACCATCAGGAACGGACAAGATGTGGATTGAGATGGGATCAAGTGTTCAACAAGCAATCCTAACAGCTCATCAGATCTCCTCGGCGGAACTCTTGGGAATCTCCACTCCTGGTGCTCTATCACAAAGAGATCATTTGGAAGCACAAGATCACTTCAACAACTTGGTGATCAAACCTTTACAGACTGAACTACTTACCGTATTCAACAAGATCCTAACCCTTCGTGATGGTGTTAAAACAGAATTGGAAGTGGAACAATTTAACATGGTTACAATTCCTGATGAAGCACCTATTCAAACTATCAACGAAACAAGAACCGAAGATGTTGCAGTTGACAAGACTGAAGGTTTGGATATAAACAAAAGTGAAACTATAAATAACTAATCTAACTAATTATGTCTCAAGCAATTGTGCCTCAAAATATACTCCTCGTGTCCGAAAATAAGCTCAAAAATTTCACGGACATTGACCCGAATGTTACGAGTTCAGTATTACTTCCGTTTATAAGCGTTGTGCAACAGACTCGTTTGGAATATATCATAGGTCGTCCTTATTATGTAGAATTACTTAATCAAGTTTCTGGTTCAAGTTTGACGGATATAAACAATAATTTCCTTCAATACTTCTGTCAACCCATGTTAATATGGGCTGGATATCGTGAAGCACTCCCCTCAATTTTTATGAGAATTAAAAACGCGGGTATCGTAACTTCTGCTGATCATACTGTCACAATGAAAGAGATGGAATGGATGTATGAAAGGGCAAATGATAGAGCACAATTCTTTGAACAAAGAATGATTGATGAGTTAATTTATAACTCAGGAAACTATCCAAGAGTATATCAATATAATTCAACAGAAGGCTTGTTTCCTCATATCGGGGTCAACTACTTCAGCGGAATACAATTAACAAATGGTAATCGTAGAGGCATGTATAATAGAATACCAAATAATATGCCGATATATTCTGATCCCACATACGCTTGTTGCGGTTTATAATTATGAATAACGAACTAGTTTTATTTGTTTCCAATATCATCACAGGTATAGCAGCTTATTTTGTTTCCAAAAGAAAACAACAAGCTGAGGTTGAGAATGCTGTATTAAGGAATTTGGAGATCAGTGTGAATCTTTATAAAACAATTATTGACGATTTGAAGAAAGAAATACACGACCTTAACATCAAGATACAGGATTTGGAGAAGAAAATAGACGAATTGCACGCCGAAAATAAAAGACTTAAAGCCAACTTATAACCATGCCAATTCCAAATCCAAGATCAGGAGAGACAGAACAAGAATTTATACCCCGTTGTGTAAGGTCAATAATTGACGAATATGACAGGGATCAAGCCTTGGGGATATGTTATTCCCAACTAAGACAGAAGATGTCTAAAATGAAAGATAATGAAGCCACAGAGGTATTCATCATCAAGCCTCGTAAGTCGGAGAACAGAGGAATGTATTTGAAGCGTTGTGCATCAAATAAAAAAATGAGAGAACAATATCCGAACATGAAGGAAAGATCAATTTTTTGTTTGACAAGTTTCAATTCGTATTATAAGTATTGGAATCGTTTGGAGGATTTTGCTGAAGTTCCAAAAGATAGTGCTCTTGGATCTTGTATTGCAAAAGAAAAGGCTAGAGGAAAAGATTACAAGAAAGCATATGCCGCCTGTTCAACAAAGGTTGTTGCACCAAATACAACAATCGTTTTAGCTGAGGACCTGAATATATTTGGTTATAGACCAGATAACTTTGACATGTGTCCTGGTGCTGTGGAAACATTCAAACATCTGATTTCAATGGAGGTAAACGATGATACAGTTGGTATGATTCGTTCAGCTGCTATTGTTGCAGACAAGATATTTGAGATTGAAAAAGAGGTATTGGATAATGAATACACAAGTCCTGAGGATATGGAACAAGTTGTTAAATTGGTTCAGGATTTCAAGGATATAATTCATGAGGTTGATGAAGAGGTTGGAATGGTTCATGATGTGAGTTATATGGATGGTCACATTGAAAAGGTAAAAGAATATTTTGAGGACGACGAGAACCTACTTGTTGAACCAGTGAACTATTGATTCTACCAGGATAATATCATAGATTTGTTGAAGTTCTAAATGCTCCCACATTTTGACTTTGCTATTAACAGGAATCCTAAAAAAGTTCCTGTTTTTTTGTGCTAATATTTGGATATACCAACCTATACCACTATCTTTGTAATCTAAAATCAAAGATATGTCAAACAAACAAAGATCAAAAGACGAAGTAATCATTTTCCAAAATCAATCACACCTTGTTCAGAAGTGGTTTCAGGACTGTAATATTTGTCCTACCTTATTTGAGATTGCCTTGGCAACAGATGTCATGGTGGATTTCGCAATGTATGGTCCAACCAAAGATGTGATAGACAGATTTACAAAGCTTGAGAATTACATTAAATCAAATCGTGAAAAGAAATAATATGAGCAACACAAAAAGACTATACGAAGAAATGGAACTCAATGTATTTGACATTGATCTTGAGGACGAAGAATATCAATTCCGTCAATGGATAGAAAAAGAATATGAAAAATATTTGGCTGAGAATCCAAATAGTCCTATCTTAGCACCTCACAATTAAAAAAACAGACAATGACAACACAAAACATTATTTGGGCAGTATCTCAAATCTCAGTATGGATCAACGAAGAAGTAGGAACAACACAAGAGAGTTTAATAGTATGGTATTGTAAGAATGGGACTGAGGTTACATTGGATACAGAAGACAACACATTGGAGATCTGTGATTCAAAGTTGGATAACAAAACTTACTTTGCTCTTGCAGGTTTATGTAAATCATTGGAGGTTGAATTATTTGATACATACACAGAAAAAACAATCAAACCAAAGAAATAAATTTGGCTGGTAAATAATACCATCGTATCTTAGCACTTCAAACAAACACAATAACAATGACCAAGAAAGAAATGGAAAGACAGATGTCAGAACTAACCTGCACGATTAATCACATTAGATCAGGTAACCAAGTTGTAATTGACAGGATCAAAAGTTGGGGTATTACCCTAACAGATCTTATGACAGAAAGATTTGATATGATCCATGAGTATAACAGAAAATATGGAAAAAGATTTGGCTGTATAAATTATGTTCAATAACTTAGCACTTCATCAATAAAACAAATACATCATGGACTTCTTAATCACACCTCTCACACAAGAACAACACAACGAACTCAAATCAATGGTATCACAAGCACCTGAGTATTATGGTAGTGTTGTCAATTATTTTGAAAAAAATGTCAAAGCATATCGTGATCACAACATCTATGGTATCGGGACTTTCTTCAGCAAAGATGTTTTTGATCTGGCTCGTTACTACGAATACATTGTTCTAAAAAAACTTTTGGAAGAATCAAACTAACTTCATATCTTAGCACTTTAATTAAACACAATAACTCGGGGACAGGATAATCTGAACATCAATTTTTATGGGTAATCAATTAGTAAATTCTATGGTTCGTGGTTTCGGTATGACACTTGGTAGAAAAGCTGCAAATGCTGTAACTCGTCCATCAGTT